ATCAGCGCACACCGTTCGCATGCCATGCCGACGAGGCGTCAGCTTATGCGGCCGTTGCTGCCATTGAAGCCGCTGATGAAGTTAAAGAATTAGATCAGATCCTCGATCAAATGTCGAACCTATTTGACGGCAATGAGGAGACCATGCAGGTAGATGAGCCAATAGTTGAAGAGATGAAGCAGTTCGACATTGGCGATATGGTCAACTACATGACTGAAACCGAACAAGGCGTAGGCGTTGTCGAGAACTTCGACGAAGAAGCAAACGTGTACACCGTTCGCGTCTATGCCGTTGCTGGAGATCAATTTGAGCCTACCGATGTACTTTTAAATCTACCACTTGAAGCGCTATCCGAAACCGAAGACGACAGCGAACAAGGTACAGAGGTAGAGATTGAACTAAATGCCGACCTGCTACCCGAAGACGAAATGAAAGCTGCACCCGGCGAGCTTACCGATGGCGACTTTGTCAAGTGGGAATCGGCAGGCGGTGAAGCGCAGGGCAAAGTAATTCAGATCGCAACCGAAGGATCATTAAACGTACCCGATAGTGAGTTCACGGTTGAAGCTACAGCCGAAGACCCAGCCGCACTGATCGAAGTATATGAGCGCGTTGAAGGTGGATGGCGATCAAGTGGCGTTGTCGTTGGTCATCGCTTCAGCACGCTCACTAAGATTGATCCATTAGAAGAAGCAGAGCTGCCTAAGTCGCGCATCGTTGCCAAAATGAAATCCGTCAAGATGGATATGGAAGTCAGCGATGACGGCAAGGTAGGTATCATCGAAGGCTTCGCATCCACATACGGCAATACCGATTTAGGGGGTGACATAGTTGAGAAGGGTGCATTCAAACAAACGCTGCTGCACAAGCAAGGTATTGTGCCTTTACTTTTGGATCATGGCTACAATACCCGCGACGTTGCCGGGGTGGCCATGCTTGAGGATCAGGACAAAGGCCTGTACATGAAGGCAGAGATGCCGCTCGAAGATCCAGAGGTCAACGCAGCTTACAAAAAAATTAAATTTATGTTGGATCGTGGCGCGAAGATGGGCTTATCCATTGGCTACGATACCATTAAGAGCATGCCTGGAGAGGACGGTACACGCTTACTCAAGGAAGTCGCGCTCCACGAAGTAAGCATTACGCCGTTTCCAATGAACACAGAGGCGCAAATCATGGCTGCTAAGTCGCGAAAAAGCAAGTCCAAGATCAAACAAGCGCTATGGCAGAAGACAATAACGCGGCCTGTACGGCCAGTTAAGCGCACGGCAGACGACTACACGTCACTGCTTGGCGATATAAAGAACCTAATCAATGAATTTAAAAACTTATAATTATGAAACTAGACCCAAAAAGCGAGTTTCGTAATCTTGCAGCCGAGCTCAAAGACGCTGTTATTAACAAGAATCAAGAGCAAAGCCGTAAGATTAACGAGCGTTTAGACGCTATCGAGCTAGGTCTTAAGAGCGTAAAGACGCCAGAGACCAAGACCAATAGCGAAGACCGCGCCAACTTCAAGAAGGCTTTCGGCTTATTTGCCAAAGGTGGACTTGGTAGCGTTGAATCAATGCGTGATGTAAAGGTAGGCCGACGCGTAGCCGGCGAGATAAAGAGCGATAATTTAGTTCGCTTCGACTTAGCTGCTGCTGGTGCATTGCTGTTACCTGCCGAGATGTCGACTGACATCAACAAGCAGATTGTAGAGTTCTCGCCTGTGCTTCAGGTAGCCAAAGTGGTAGAAACATCTGCTCCAAGCTACAAGCAAGCACAGCGTAATGATTCCTTGTCAGCTACTTGGCTAGACGAAGACACCGCATCCAGCAAAGTAAAAGACACGTTCGGATACGTGGACATTCCTGTTCACAAGATTGCTGCACGTGTAGCGTGGACGATCGAGCAAGAGCAAGACGCCGCCTACGATCTGGAAGCTGAGATTAACTCCAGCATCCGCGAGCAATTTGAGAAGTCGCTTGGTACTGCTTTCATTAGCGGTAACGGCGTAAAGAAGCCTACCGGTCTTGTCGGTAACATAACAAGCTACAACAGCGGCGCATTAACGCTTACAAGCGATATGCTTATCCGTCTTCAAGCTCAGCTCAAAGACTACTATCAAGCCAATAGCGCATGGATGGCCAACCGCCTGACCCTTGCCGCTATCCGCCAGTTAGTGCTATCCAGCACCAACGGACTTGCCTACTTATGGGAGCCATCCTTCCAAGCCGGATACCCAAGCCGTCTGTTGGGCGCTCCAGTTTACGAAGCTCCAGATCTAGCCGGCAGCGTGACCGGAACGTTCACGGCTGGCCAAGTACCTATCCTTTACGGAGACTTCGCCTATGGATACACCGTCGCACGACATACGGACTTCTACGTAATCCGTGACCAGTTCAGCGAAGCATCTAGCTTCGTTACCAATCTGTACGTCATGTCCCGCTTTGGGGGCGCCGTCGTACGTGATGAGGCCATTGCACAATTAACAATCACTGCATCTTAAGGAGCTAACTATGTTATTTGATTTTGGCCAACAATCCAATGTGTCATTCAGCCTATTTGGCACAGGCGGCACAACGAACGCAAACGCTAACGGCGTAGCTATTGACACCAAAGGATATAGCGGCATCGGTGTTGCTTTAATTGGTGGACTCAAAGGCGACGCTACCGGAGCGATCAACGTAGGCAATGCGCTCACGCTTGCCTTCCGCGAAGGCGATGATACGAATGTTCAGAATGCTACGCGCCTCAGCGCAGCCAACCTGATCAAGAGCGAGAACCTAACGGATACCAATAGCGTTGCATACTTCAGCATTCGTCCTACGAAGCGCTATGTATTCCCAGAGGTTTACAAGACAAATGCGACATCGATAACATCGAATGTCAATGTAAGTGTGGTAGGTGTATTGGGCTTCCCTAACGAAGCTCCAACGACCTAAATAATTAAGGGGATAGGTTTCGGCCTATCCCTTTATTTAAACTTTCGTATCTTGGCTACATGAATAAAGTCATATTTTATCAAATCACTAAAGCCAGTTACGACGGCAAGAATGTCCGCGTTTACCTTCCTAACATCGTCTACGAAGCAACGCATGCACAGGAGCGATTAGCGTTCCGAAACTTTGTCAATGAGGGATCAGCCGTGTTCACTAACAAGCCGGCGACCATACCTGACAAGATGAAAGTCAACACGCCTAAGGAAAAGAAAGTACGTCAATGAACTATCCGTATGGCCGTCAAGGATTTATAAGCCGAGGTCTTACAAGCATTACGGGATCGTATACACTTAATACGACACCGATGGAGACCACGATCACGGATGATCCACGCGAGTACGCCGTGACGGTGCAGCAGGCTAAAGAGATTTTGCCGGTCAATACGAGCGCACACGATGCGTACATTCAGATGTTACTAGAGGCGACGACCGAACAGGTAGAACGATACATCGGTAGGGACACTTACCGACGCACACGGCGATCTATCTATGCACGACCAGCGCCGATGGTATATATACCTTATGGCATTCATGGGGCAGTCACAAGCGTAGTATCGCAGACGGTCGACAACGAAAGCACGACACTTGTGGCCAATAGCGATTACTACGTTCACGGCACTGAGCTTAAGTGGCTAGAGATAGTAGCCGGATTGGATGCGTATTTAATAGTTACATACGAAAGCGGATACACATCAGGCAACTGTCCAGCATCGATACGGATGGGCATCATTCAAGAGTTGATGTTGCAGTACAAGAATCGTCAAGATCCAAACGCACCAGGACGCGTTATTATTAACGGTCTAAGCGTTGAAGCGCGTAACTTGCTAACGCCGTTTATCCGTTACGCGATATGAAAGTGTTTACCGAACCGGATCAGCTACGTATCTATGTCGCTGAAAAATTGCAAGCCCGATTAGACAAACTTAATACGGTAGTAGCCCCGAGAGTCGCTGAGGCTATTGATGCAGCAATGAAAGAGAACACGCTAAGTGGCAGAGGCTTTGGTAACGATCGCTACGACGATACATACGTAGATAGCTATAAAAAGGTGCGACGCCGCGCAGGACTTAATGAATCGCCCGTGACGTTGCGATATAAGACCAAAAGCATCGAAAATACGCGTATCGAAACAACGGCACAGCAGGGTTCAACGATACGCTTCCAAGATGGTAACAAAGGCAAGATCTTTAAGTACCACCACGATGGCATTCAATACCGCAAGGCTGGCCTACGTATGCGATCCATCTTTCCAAAGACGGATGAAAGCATACCTGCGGAGATACGACAGATGACCGAACAACTAGTAGGCGAGGTGCTGCGTGGCAATCAGTAGAGATATTCTCAATAAAATTGCCGATAATCTCGAGGCATATCTAAACCAGCCTTACGTTGTGTATGAGCGTTACCGGCAAAATTTGCAGGACGTAGAACAGCGTAATGACATTAGAGATGCCCGTGTTGCTATATACGAAGTTACAGAACAGCCACTTACACGCGTTGACGTGTGGCGCAATGACCTTATGCAGACGACATACGGGATAGATATATCCGTTGTAAAGGCTTACATGAATGATAACGCGCAAGATGCTGAGCTTCGTTTGCTCGATTTAAAAGATATGATCATTGACTGGGTCAATCAGGTAAACATTGCCAACTTGACCAACAGTTACCTATATTACTTTGCGTATAATACGCAGAACGGGATCACACGAAATACGAAATATGTCACTTGTACCCTTAGCTTTTTGGCGCAACGTGACTACAGTAAAAAGCAAAACACAAACCTTCCTAGAAAATAGATAAATGTCGATAACGAAACCTCTTGTTTTTACGGCCGTTGGTGTTGGTGGTGGTAGTGGTACGGGCGTCGTGCAGTATCCATTGATGGTAACGGACAGCGCTTCGATTGCGATCACTCCGGTCATGGATACACTAGACAATAATCAACAACTGCCGAGCGCATTCGACGTTACCGCCGAAGTGATAAGCTTTAACAGCACGCTGTTGAATGATACCAATGTGTACAGCAATACGGCAGCCACTCCGGTACTTGCTTCGCTATGCTTTATTGGCGCAACTGGTAGCCAAACGATCAACGTATTAAACGTCTATGTAACGGCGCATCGTGTATTTGATGGCAACCGTACAGGCATTAAGCTGACCGCACAGAAGCGCGCAACGAACGCCGACCTAATCACGACAACCAGCTAAACTATGATGTTTGAAAAGAAGACCAAAGTGAATGGCGTCATTGTACGCCTCCTCCCGTACACTGAAAAACGCCGTTCACTTTTGGATCAGGTCAACACCGATATCAATGCTTACGTGACTGAGCATAACAATCTTACATGGGAGCAAATGCCACGTAAAAAAAAGGCTGAGTTCTGGAAGGCCAAAGCGGAGATATTGTGGGAACCTGAGCGTCCATTAGGTCTTGACTTTTTCGAGGCGGATGACTTTGAATACCCTATCTTAAAGGACACCGAGGATTTTTTTTTGATGACGCGGCTTTATCTCTAAATAAAGCCGAGGAGTACATGGGCTTCGCTCAGAACTTTAGTAGTCAACAAGCCGGTGTTCAGAATGGTTTCAAGATCATCTGGTCTAACAAGGTCGGCAGCTTTAGGTATTTCAGCTATATCCTAGCAGGCTTTGACCCGATAAAGGCCGAGCAGATATGGGACACAAGAGCCGACCAGATAGCGCAGGCGTATGTATCTAAAGTGTGTTATGAATTTGTGGATCTAAAGAAATGAACGAAGACGAATTAATATATCGCATACGCTTCGAAGGGGACACAACTGATATAAGTAGCCTAATAGACCCTAACGCGTTACAGGGTCTTGTCGATTTAGGCAAAGAGATAGAAATTACAAAAGAGCAGCTAGATAGCTATCAAAATCAGGTAAAGCTAGGATTACCACTATCGGAGGAGGATC